CCTTGGTTATGCTGCCGTCAGTCACCGTTGTAACGGCTTCCGGGTGTTCGGCAATGTAGGCATTGAGCGCAGTCTGCACCTGTTCGTCAGTGATTCCCTCCGCGCTTATTGCCAGGATGAATGCTAACAAATCCATATCCTCACCCCCTTACTTGATGGTAGCCCAGGTTCCGTCACCTTTTTTCTGCCATACGTTCCCGCAACCATAGGTAACTACGATCTGCCCGGCCATGACACCCGTTAGCGTATCACGTTCGGTGCTGTTCTCCACAAAGATCAGCCGTGTAGGAATCCCCTGCACAAGGTTTCCGTTGACAACCGCGTCATGCATTCCCAGTTCGATGTTCATTTTACCGCTCCTTTCACTTGTCGATCAGGTAGTTACTGATACCAGTCTGGGCTTCTTTCAGTTTGTCCGTGCTGTTCCCGTTGATCTCGTGTGACAGGAGCGCCAGCACGCCACGGCAGATAGCACGTTGCCCTGTTTCCATGCTATCCATCCGTTTTCGGTGTTCTTCCAGTTCCCGCGTGTGTTCGCCTATGCGGGTATTGTCGTTTGATAGCTTCTTTTCGATCTCAGCAAAGCGCGGTTCCAGGTTTTCCAACACCTTCGCGCTGATTTCATCGGCCAGCTTTCCTTCCACGTCTTTGAGTTTCTTGTTCCGTTGGTAAGTCTCTCGGACTTTTCCATACAGTACGTACAGGCCAGCCGCAGCGATCAGCACAATCAGCGCCGTCCACAGCATCCCCGGTGTCACGCCCTCAATGGGCGGCAAATCCTGCATAATATCAGTCCCCCTCCAATAGTTTTTTGAGTATGCTACAGGCTGTCATTGCGCTGGCATACGCGGCTCGTATAGCGGTTTTTGCTTCATCGGTGAGAGTTCCTTCGGGTGCAACAACAGGCGGCTCAGACGGCTTATAATCGTTATTTCCGTTGTCAACAGGTGGGTTGACAATCTCAGGGGAAACACCCAGTGCCGCCCAGGTCTTTTTCCCAACCACACCGTCAGCGCTCAGGCCGTGCTTTTTCTGGAAATCCTTCACGGCGGTTTCCGTGGCCTTGCCGAAATTGCCGTCCACTTCCAGATCATAGCCGTATTTGGAATCGAGCAACATTTGCAGGTCGGCAACTTCGTCTCCCTGGTTCCCGCGCCGCAGGGTCGGCGTATTGTCTGCCACATCAACCCCCGCCTTTCTCAGTTCATCGGTGCTGTACAAGCCCTTGGGGATTCCCCAATGCGTCCACGCTGGCCTGTCCGTGTTCACGTTCCCACTCTTGACGGTAGTGGAGCAATGAATCGCGCCGCCAGCACCATCACCCATGCTCAGGCCCGTGTGGCTCATTTTATCGTCCTTGCGCTTGTAGATCACGCAGACCAGATCACGCGGCATGGTGCTGATTTCGCCCTTCGCAGCCCAATTGCTGGGAGTGTTCCATTGGGTGCTGGCCCCTTGACCGTAAAACGGCACGCCAGCAAGCTGCATTTCGTTCAGCACGAAGCCCGCGCAGTCGAACACATCCGTATCCACATAGCCGCAACCGTCACAAAGGGGCTGTTTCTCACTCAAAACCGGGCAATTGGTGTTGATCATGTCCACGTATTTTTGAGAGGGACAATACTGGATGCGGCTTCTGCGCCATTCTGGTGTGCAATCTTGCCCTTGGGACGCATAAACGTATTGCCAGCCGAGACGCATTTCGGAGGTTTTGCGGATGATGTCGGCCTTACTCGTTCCTGCCGATTTCATCCGTGCCACTTCCGCTGTTATGTATGATGCCGTGTACATGCCATCACCCCCGTCAAGTGTAGCTGAACGTACGGTCGGAGCCTGCGCCGATGCGGGTTACCTTGATTTGTTTGTTCAACGTGTCGATGTGGAACACGTCGAACGCGAACTCCGTATCCGTTCCCCATGTGCGCGTCAGCGGCGTTCCCTGCGTTTGAGATTCCTGCCAGGCGTTCAACGCCGTTGTGATAATCAAAGGGAACTTGCCGCCGATGGTGTAATACTGGTCGTGATGTGTATGCCCGGATACGATACAGGCGATTTTCGCGCCGGTGGAGATAGCGGTCAGAGCATTGATGATTTTTGTCCCGGACGGGTCAATGTTGTTGACGGATGTATACATTTTATGGGCGAAAATAACAACCGTCCAATCGTTGGTCAGTTCCGTAATCCTCGCAGTCATCCAGGAAATCTGCGTATTGTCTATGTCGGTTACATATCCTTTGGTGTCCAACACGATATAACGCACTTTCTGGTTTGCGTTATCCATGTAATAGTACAGTTCCCCATTGGACACGATCTTGTCTTCAACGGGTTTCAAACACAAACCGTAAAACTCAGATTCACTGATTTCATTCGCCGCCGTGCTTCCGCTGAAATTGGTATTGCTGTCATGATTTCCGCGCATCACGAATTGATGATGATTCGGGATGGCTTTCATAAGCTGCCGAATCATGGCGATTTCAGCAGACTTGTCAGTGCTGCCGTTGATAATGTCGCCGCCGTTCATCAGAAAATCGCCAGCCACAGCGTCACACACTCGATTGATCAAATTGCCGCATTTCATCTGGGTGTGCTGATCGGTGAAAAACGTGAACGCCACGCCATGACTTCCAACGGAAACATTGTTCGCATAGATTTTCGGCAAAGCTGTTTCTTCCAGATAGGATGCCCAGTAGCCGGGCAACAAATCATCCTTATCAACCAGCTCATACATCCCGGAAACGGTATCGCCAATCGGGACGGACATGATCAGGTAGTATCCGTCGCCGGGCGCTGTTACGTAGCCCTCTACGCTGGTTTTTACTGGGCCAGGGGGAGTGAGAGCAGAAGAAGAACTCGTTCCGACGCCATACGCTTCTTGAAATTGATACAGAATATCGTTTCCGTTGCTGTACCCGCGCAGGTAATATTCACCGCCCGGGGAAGTGCGGTATTTCACCAGTTTATAGTTGGAATTGGCCTCGCATCGTCCATCATTGACCAGCCTCCACCCCGTTGCGACCTGGAACGGGGTGACAGCCCGAACGAGGAATTTTCCAGCGATGTATTCAAGGCCCTCCTCGCGCTCCACTACGTCAGCAGTATATACGCCGTTTCCGCTGTAACCGTTGCGCTCGGAAAAAATCACCCAGTACGCGCCATCAGGCACGGTGACTTCCGCGCTTGTGGCAGCGGAAACAGGCTCCCCTATCAGATAGGGGTTTGGATTGGTGACTTCGGAAACACTTGATTCAGATTGAAATTGGTATGCCGCATACGTTGAATTCGGTTCTTCGCAAATAATGAGGATTTTATCGCCCGCTGTGACCTTGTATTTTACCAGATGATAGCTTTGATCGTAGTGGGAAAGCCCGTTACGGTAGAGCGAATAGTTGTTCACCGTGTCGGACGGCGTTTGCCGTTTCAATCCGATGACGGTTTTAAGAGCATTGTAATTATGCTCCACATTGGCGGCGGCAACATTGGCATTATTCGCGGCGGTATTTGCCGCAGTTGTCGCTGTGTTTGCCGCTGCCGTTGCGGTTCGCATTTCGGCGATTTCGGCGCTCAGGGTCGCCGCGCTGATTTCCCCGGACGGGTCATAGATCGTGGAAGAAGAACGCCGCCGCACCCGGCTCTGGCATTCGTACACCACAGCGCCATTGACGGAGATGGTCAAGGTAAACCGCCCGGACAAAGCGTAACAAGCATCGGTAAGCGTCACCACCGCCGCGCCGCTCACGATGGAACCTGACAGCGATACAACCGCATCATTTGGGTTCAGAAATGTCGCGCTGACAGCGCCAGACAGTGTAAGAGGTTCCCCACCGCGCATAGCGGCAATGATAAAAGTATGCGCGCCTTGCTCTCCATCGAAAAACGCGTTCGGGGACGGGTCAGAAACAGACCCACCGTCCAGCGCCATCACGCGCTTGATAAATTTGATCGCAGCCATACGCGGCCTCCTTTATTCGCTCATTTCATTTGCGCGGGTCTCATCGTCCTTTTTTAGGTTATCTTCCAGCGCTTTTACCATGTTCGCAATATCCCAGGTCAGCCCACATCGAAGCGTGCCTTTCGCGTCTGCAAGGACTTCCAATTTCTTTTTGATTTCGGAAATCATGCCGTATTTGTCCCATAACCCTTTGCCATCGTTAATTGTCATTATGAACCTCCTGCGCCCAGATAACTGATTGTCTCGGTTGAAACGCCTGTCACAAGGCTTCCGGTATGTGTCGAACCGCCCGTATCCTCAACGGTGAAGCTCGAAGTTCTGCTAACGCTTTTCACAACGGTCACGGTCTGCCATGAAGAACCTGTCAGCAAATTTTCCAAATAACCGCATGTGTCTTCCAAATCTGAAATGGCTTGACCAACATTCACGGTATCAACGTATAGCCTTTCAGACGCTTCTATCGTTGTCGCCGTCAGCCCGGCAACTTCAATTGTTTTCGCGACAAGGGCATCGACTACACCATCAATGTCAATCACGTTTGCGGAAATCGTCACGGTTCCGGTTCCTTGGCTGTTAATTGCGTTAATCAGGATGTCGCCGTGCCCGTCAACGTTGACCTGTGCCATGCTGAGGACATTCCCGTCACCGTCTGCAACGTTGTGTAGAATTTCCGTTGTCCATGCGTCACGGTGAAGGTGCCCCCAGATTTCGCCATAGGTAGCGGAAGCATCCGGGTCATCTTCTATCCAGATGTATTCACCTGTTGTTTCATCTACTTTCGGCATTCCCGTTTCCGGGTCAATGGAAACGCCGATAATGCCGAAACAGTCCGACATTCCCTTGTCCGTTACTTCGGTCACGTGCTGCCAATGCTGGATAATGTCTTTTTCTGCCTTCGCCATGGCCCGCCCGCCACCGCTTCGGGATTGCGCGTTTTTCTTGCGTTCAAGCGTGATCCTGTCTGTCAGTGACTTGGGAGCCATGCCGAGGGTGATATCCTCGCTATCCGGTGCGTCAAGCGGCATGGATATTTTCGTGATCGGGTAGCGGTGCGTGTAGCCATGCGGGACGGATACGCAATCGATCAGCTGCAAAAATTCCAGCGCTGGAATGTTCACGTTCAGGTTGTGCAAATCAACGGCTGAAAGCTGTACACCTTCATAAAAAAGCGCGGAAATTTCGCTCAGTTTCGCCTGTGCGCGGGCAAGCAGGTCGGCGGCGTCCTCAACGTTTGTCCAGGTGACCATTTTCTCCCGGCGACCGTAGTTCTGCACCGCCGTCGCGTCTTCCAGATAATCCACGCCGCCATTCGCTTCGGCAATGGACACGACTTCGTTATCCTCGTTCGTGCCGAAGGGGTACAAAACGGAAAAGCAGTTGTCGGTGTCCGTTTCGATAAACAGGTCGGTCATGTTCTCGCCGAACTGGATTTTTTGGGAGCACAGCGTCAAATCTGAATCCTGCAAGTAGTCAAGGTAGATATTGCCGTTCTCAAAGCGCGGGGCGATGTAGCCGCCTGAATTTGCGGGGATTTCCTGCAGCGCCTCCCACAGCGTTTTGGGGTCGCTCACTTTATACTCCACGGACGCGCTATGGATATTCCCCACTATAATGCGGTAGGCGGTGCCAACGCGGGCATTGTACTCGGATAGCACGGAGGAAATCAGGCCGGATGCCGCGCCGTTGTACTCAATAGTCCGGAAGTAGAAATCGTCCAGGAAGCAGATGATATTCTTGCATTTGTACTCGATGCCGCCGTTGAAAATGCGGCGGTGATAGGTCGGAACGAACTGGCAGAGCAACGTCCCGTCCCGGTACAAATTCAAGATGGACGATTTCTTGTCCAAATGCCCGTATGCCGGGTGCTGGGGGTAAAGCGTGAATGCCAGGCTGTCAAATACATTCGCTTCCCGCGTCAGCTTCGGCTTATCTACGGGGTATCCTTGCAGGCGCGGGTCATATAGTGTTGCGCCGTTATGCGTGATCGTATACATCAAATCACCCCATCAGTCCATGCAATCGTGATTGTACCTGAGCCTGATACAGACATTGGTTTTTCCGCCTTTGTAATCACGTATTCCGGGATCACGTGCGTTCCTGCTGCAAGGGATTTCGCCACAGAATCGAATGTCAGGGTGCAAGCGTCGGTCAGGGTAATGGTTGGTACCGCGCTCATGCGCTTTGCTTTCAGAAGGATTGTCAGGCCGCTTGTAACACTCTTTGTAATAATTGTCGGCTGGGTGTATAAGCGGTATGGAGCACAGGAGAATTCAAGCTCTACATCCGTAACGTGCTTCTTTGTTTCAGCATCCGCATTGATGCACCGCCCAGAATAGTAAAGGGTGTTGTCTACGCTATGGATGATCTTGCAGACAGCGCCGTGTATTTTATCGAGCATCGGCGAATATTCCTCGCCCCGCATATCCCGGAAAGCTATTTTCACTTCCCGGCTTTCAAACCGCGTTTCCCCGGCCCAGTCGGTCAAGTCAAGATCGCCGTCACGGCCTACAATGGAAATCAGGTTTGTTTTTGCCTTGGGCGGCGGCGCTTCAAACGATTTGAGAACCAGACCATAATTCTCAGGTATTACCTGTTCCCCGGAAGGAAGAACGAACGTTATATTTTCTATCATCTGTCGCCTCCGTGCCGCCAGGTATCAATTCGGCTCATTTCATCATTCATGCTCGGCGCGATTGCCGCAACCAGCACGCCCGTATCAAGCACCAGCTGCACGGGCTGGCGCTGACCGCCCTGCGTAATACCGCCAAGGCCGTTTAGAATGCCAGATACAGCGCCGTTGACGCTTTCCCTGATCATGTGGTCAAGGCTGTTCACGCCCACCACCGCTTCCGGGCCTTCGCCGCCGCCGATTTGCGGAATGCCGTTTCTGTCCCAGCCAAACATGGTAGCCCCGCGAAGAATCGTGCCGCCTGACATGGATTTGGCGTTCATAGCATACCCGCTTGAAGTGTGATGCGTCCCGGAATCGCTTACAAACTCAGCGACGGTGCTTACAAGCGGAGGTATATTGCTCAATTCAGTAATGTAATTGGATATTCCGGATATTGCGCCAGATGAATCAAATACTGCAGTAGTCGCAACTTCCTCCGGAACTGTTTCTATGCTTCCGCTTAGCGCTGATACTTCTTCCGTTGCTTCGGCAACACCCGCAATTTTAACTTCGCCAACTATTTTATTTTGCTGATTCCCGGCTAAATTAAAGAATCCTGCAAACTCTTGTTTGGAAATCCCGGTAGCAGAATTTCCCCCTCCCCCAAGAAGCGTGGAAATAAGATTGCCAACTGGAGAAGCCGACAAAAGATCATTCATCCATCCGCTGACCGTTTCTTTTACATGGCCCCATACTTCCTGCAAGACAGGTTCAACCACCGTCCACAATTCGCCGACCACCGCCTTTACTTCGGGCCATGCGGCTTGCAGAGCCTCGCCAAGGCCCGATAGCACGTTTTTTATAACGGGCAACACATTCTTTACGGAATTGGTTGCCGCTTGCGCCCATTCATGCACACGAGCGCCTATATTGGCATTCGGCTTGCCGAATTCTGTAATCAAGTTGTCCCACGCGGCTCGGGCAGTTTTCATCGAACCTTCGATGGTGTTTTCCGATTCCTGCACCGTCTTTCCTGTAATTTTAAGATTATCCTGAATTACATGGATAGCGTCGATAATGTCATTCAGGTTCGATATATCATATTTTTGCCCTGATAGGGCCGAAGCGTCATCAAGCAGACGTTTCATTTCATCTTTTGTGCCGCCGTACCCAAGTTTCAGGTTGTCCAGCATGGTATAAGTCTGCTTAGCAAATCCTTTGTAGGCATACGCCACAGACTGCATGCTTGTGCCGAACGTGTTTACGTTGTCCGACATATCGACAATTGCTTTGTCTACGTATTCTGCGGCCTTTTCGGTATCACCGCCAAGACCGTTGATCAAAGCTGCAGAAAAGTTTGTCGCAAGTTCTAAATAATTGCTCGCGTTTATTCCCGCTGTCTTATATGCGTTCTGCGCATATTGCGTTACGATTCTCGCGTCGGCTCCAAATAGCTGTTCAACGCCGCCAGAAAGCTGCTGATAAGCAGAATAGGACTGAATAGCCTGTTCCGTTAGTTTTTCTACCGCTTTTATGCCTTTCCCAGCAATGGAACCTAAAGCGCTGGCGAAACCATTCGCAAGTTTTTCTGATGCTGTAAGTTCGCTGGAAAACTGGCTTGAATCCAGCGTAAGCTTTGCAGCCAAATCGAAAACATTCATCGTTTCACCACCTTTATTCCCATTCTTTCTGCGCGTTCAATAGCAATTGTCATCGGGTCGCGCTGGTCTTTTTCCTGCGGATGTATCATGTCCTTGTATGGTGTAACAGTTACACCAAGCTGCTCAAGAATCATCCGTAATACATCCGCGACATAGCGTTCATTGGTTCGCTTTTCCCGTATTCTTTTTGCGCGGTTAAGCAAATATCGAACAAACAGGTCTACGCTTCGTTTCCCGTTGTATCCCCCGTAACAGGCCCAGAAAACGTCCTCTGCGAAGTCTCCGGAGCCTGCGAAGTAAAAAAACTGAGCAAAGCTTTATCATTCAGCAGTTCCAGCACCCGCATTGGCAAGGTGAACACGTTGCAATGGAATTCTTCAAACGGTACGCCTTCCATTGCCGCCAGAATTTGCATAACTTCGGTCTTATGGGCTTTTATCATTTCCTTGATCGCCGGTATAAGCTTGTTTGCCATGATTAAATCGGCAACATTTTTGTCTCCCATAATAACAATTGCTGGCTCAATTATCTCTGCCAGCATATCCAGCGCTTCCGCGTCCCTGTATTCTGAAATCTTTTTCAACCGTCAATTCCTCCTGTAAGGGTATCCCCGTCTCAGGTCGAGGCGGGGATAACGGTCACGGTGCAAATGTCGGTGTAAGTGACATTGCTTTCGGTGATGCTGGCGCTGATAACCGCATAGCCAGTAGCAACACCAGTCACAACGCCGCCAGATACGGTAGCTTTCGCGGTGGCGTTGGAAGACCAAGTGACGGTAGAGCCAACGGGCGTAGTCACAGCGGTCAGGGCGTAGGTATCGCCAACCTTGACGGTGATATTCGTCTGGTTCAGCACGATACCGGGCGCGGAAGTGCCAGCTTTGATGAACATTTCAAATGGTACGGTTTCCTGAGCGTCCATGGAGAAATGGGCGGTAAATTCAAAGCTGAATTTCCATTTGCCCTTATCCTCGGACTGAATCTGGAAGCCGCCAGTAGACAGCGCGTCCATGATATGGATAGCGATAAAGCCAGCGCCGGAGCCAGTATTGTACTCGGAATAGTCGCCGACCAGCCAGAAATCGAAGAAGTCGTTGTCGATGTCAATATGGGTGCGGGGCGTGATTTTGTCAACGCCGCTGGTGGTGGTCGCGTCCGCAGTACCAACCAGCCGCCGCGCAAGCGCCTTGTTACTGGTCACGAAGGAACCGGAGCATTTGATGTCCCATTCCTCGGGCCGCATCAGTTCCTTGGTGTTTTTGGGGCAGTTATCAATATCTTCGCCGTAGTCGGTGAAGGTCTGGTTGGCGTTGAAGGTAACGCCGCCAGAGGTAGCGCCCATCAGGTCTTCTTCGTCAATCGACCCGGTAGCCGTGTCAAAATCGAAAGCCAGCACACCAGCGTTCACGCCGATCTGCTGGAAGGTATTTACGGGAATACGCCTGTATTTCTCCATCTTCCATCCTCTCCTTAGAGTTTGTACGCTCCAATGATGAGCATCAGGTAAGCAATTTTCAGTTTGGGTTCGTCGGCGGGCTGGAACTGGCAGAATTGATCGTCCCGCCAGAGCCAGACCGCCCCGCCGTCCACGGAAATAGAAACGCCGCGCCCGATTGCGGCCTTGATTTCGTCCACCTTCGTACAGATCGCGGTGTAATCCGTGTCGATGTACCAGACGCGGGCGGTCAGGGATGATTTCGCGCCGGGTTCAGGCTCGCGCAGCTCGTAAGTGATATACGGCGGTTCAACGGATTGTTCTGTTCCGGTTTCGGGGTTGTACAGCGCATCGGGAACGGCGTTTTCCGGGAAAGCGGGAAGGCCGAACCCGGAAAAGAACGTTTGCAGCGCAACAGCGGTATCAAGCATTGGGAGTATCCCACCTTTCGGCGGTCACAGCGCCAACCTGGATGGAGCTTCTTTCGGGTGCCTCATTGTCGGCGATATTGGATGTGACGCGGTAGGTCAGGCCGTCCTTATGCCTGCGGAAAACGCTGTGGTAGCGGAACGGGAAGCCTTTTGGAACGACAACGGTATACAATTCCTTCACGCCCTGCTTTTCAGCGACACGCGCAGGAAGCGTATTATCCTTGCGGATAACCGCGTTGAATGTGACGCTGTCTGACCACGCTTGACCGTAACCGCCCGTTGGTGTCTGCACGGTGTGCGGTTCGATCAGCGTGCATTCTTCGGCCATGCTGTCAAGGAGGGTTTCGCCCATTCCGGTGATGTTCATAGGCACACTTTCCTCCATTCGTTCAGCCGTGACGCGAATACGTCTGTCCAATCCCGAACGCCAGCGCCCGCGCCTGTTGACTTCGTGGCTTTCATGTAGCTGTACACGCCGACAACGGTTTCCTGCGTGAACGGGCTGTTGGTCGCTTCACCGTACTTCTCCACCCAATCCCCGATTTCGGTTACAAGGCTCATAAACGTTTTCGGCACCGCCATGCCGCAGACCGTCCCGGAGAACACTTCGTCCTGCAGGTCAGCGCTTGCATTATCGTCATCGTTCGTGATGCCGCTGGTGTGGTACGTGTAGACACCATCGTTCAAGTCGCTGCCGCACAGCCAGAACCTCTGCCCCTCCTTCAAGGAAGGAGCCGGGGAAATCATGCCGGATTCGATGCTGTAACGCGCAGGATAAACCGCGCTGATGAAATAGTTATGGATGTGGGCGCATACTTGCTCCAACATGATTTCCCCTCCTTTCTATCAGGCGATATAGGTATACTTGATCGTCACAGTCCCGGTGGGAGCGGCGGCAAGACGCACACCTTCGCGCTCGATAGTGTAGTCAGTGATGGCGGTGGAACCATCTTTCAGCATTTCCACGCTGACGATGCGGGGATGCGAGGTCTTGAACAGCAGAGTGTCCACGGCATCCGCAGTAATGGTTTCGGCGCTGGTAACGGCGGTAGAAGTGCCGAAGTATACGACAGCGATACCGTCCAGGTATTCAGCCCACAGGGACATGCCCATCAGAGCAAACGCCTCGCCAACGGCGGTGGTATAGTTGCCCTGAGCGTGGAAACCGATCAGGTTGGTTTCGCCCTGCACGGTGTAGCCCAGGCCCAGCCGCGCAAACTCGGAATCGTTGGGATCGATGTAGTACAGGTCAATGTTCTCGATAGGAGTAGCAATGACGATACCACGGGCAATCTTCGGAGCGGGCAGCAGGAACAGGGTGTTATAGCCGAGGAAGTCCTTGATGTAGGTAAGGCCGAACTGGGTCTGGATGGTCACAGCGGCATTGCCGAGATAGTCATAAGCATCAAGGATGTTGGCGAAACCGACAATCCCGGTCACATCCTTCTGCATTCCGGCGAACTTATTCAGCACTTCGCCCTGCGCCTTGGCAAGAGCGGCCTGCCAGGTAGCAGCGCCCTTAATCAGGCTACCAGTATTCAGGAAGTCGTAGAACTTGCCCAGGACAACATTCTGCAGCTTGTTCAGGAACGCTTCGTCGCTTTTCTGGATGGCGATTTCAGCACCGTACTGGTTCACATCCTCAATCGGCACAGCCTTGGCGTACTTTTCAATGGTCAGTGAGCCCTTGGTGGCCTGAGTGATGGTCGCCTTGCTGTAAGGGATAACTTCGCCAGCGCCAACGTTGCCGCTTTCCAGCGCAACATCGGCGGTGTAGGAAACGAGGGTAGAGCCGGGAGCGCGGCGAATGGGGCGCATAACGCCGAGAATCTGCCGCAGAGCATCCCAGTTATCGCCAAAGCGGGTAACAAAATCGATTTCGCGGGCCGTGATATTCTGGTACACATTCGGCAGAGAATCACGGGGATTGGTTAAGGTTTCAACATAGGTAGCGGGCATTTTTCATTCTCCTTTCATCGGAATGCTTGGGGGTTCTCCGCAATCGCCTTCTGGCGGTCTTCAGTGGACAGTACATACCGCCCTCTGTCATCCTTTCGGAAAATTTCCTCGCGGGTCATTTTGCTGGGGGACGTTTGCGGCGGGGTGGATACGTGCGCACCGTGTTCGGTGGTTTTGACGATGAAAGCGCCCCACTTCTTTTCCCCGGTGTCGCGGAGTTCTTGTTCATTCTCAAGCTTCCCGTCCTTATCCAGCTTCATGCCGGAGAAGTCGGTAAACTGCAAAACGGTATCAATATACTTGTCGCTGACCTTTTCATCGATCAGCAGTTGACGGTAGGCGGCTTTTACCTTTGCCGCAGCTTCATCGTCCACGATCTTTTGTTTGAGCGCTTCGTGCGCGGTGTGTTCGTCCTCGTACTTTTTCTTGTAGCCCTTTTCAGCCTCAAGGGCCGCAATCTGCTGATTCAGCGCGGGGACTTTTTCAGCGTCAGCCTTGAAAGCATCGCGCTGTTGTTTGAGCGCATCGGTCACGCTCACGTGTTCTTCCATCACGGCGTCTTCCTGTTCTTTGGTCAGCCCGATGGATTTCAAAAAAGTGCGGCTAAAAGGCATTTTATTTCCTCCGTTTCTTCGGTGCCGTTGCTTCGGCATTCGGAAAATATTTTCAGGGCGGTGCTTCGCCTGATACATACATAATAAAAAGGCGCGGATAATTCCGCACCTTCAAAAACGTAAAATTTTAATCGTTCATATGCTTTTTCATGATGGATTCAATATCCGAAACATGTTCCATCATCGCGTCCCGCAGGAACGGTCGCCCTTTCAGCTTGCGCGTGCCGTTATGCACAAACACGGCATAGTCCGTTTGAACGCCCGCTTTCACGGTGTATGAATCCTGAGAATTGCGCTGGGTATCCGCGTCCACGCTGTCGAACGTTGCGCCTGTGTCCACGATCTCTGTATGCCCGTCCGGGCCGTGCGGGTCGCTGTAACCGTACAGCATTTTTTCCTGTACCCATTCAATGGACTTTTCTTTCAGCTCATTCGAAGCGGCTTCCAGCGCCCCGGTCACCTGGGAGCGAACGATATTTACTTCTGACTTGAACTTTACGTTAAATCCAACGGTTCCCATACGTTCACTCCTTCCCCACGATCATGTAGCAGCGGCAGTTAATGATTTCCTCCGGGCCGACACGGGAATCGTCGCCGGGGTACTGCATCGGCCCGCCCGCCGCCTGAAAATCCTCATGCAGCTCAACCGTATCCATGTGCAAAGCAATGTGCGAATCGCGGGAATTGACGAAGGTACAAATCCACGTTTTATAGGTCTTTTCGCCTGTTTCCTGCGCGTAACGCTCCCCGGCGCGGTACTTGCCGAAGTTCTCGGCGCGGGTGGATTCCGTTCGCGCCGTGCGCCGTGCGCGGTAGGCGGCAGAGTGGAATTCCTTTTTCAGGTCGGTTAAAAGCTCATCGTATGACTTGCCTTTCCTGAAACTCTCTTTGAAAACGTTCGTAACTTTCTTCGCTGTTTGCACAGCGTCCTTCATAGCCGAATACGCCACTTTCAGGAAGTTCGGCGCGTGTTCATACAAGAATTGGTCGAAGAAAGCCATGCTATCACTTCCTCAGGCTGTTGTACGTGTCGTTATAGGCGGTAGTGTACACTTCATCCCGCATCCGCTCGATTTCCTGTTCGCTTTTCTCCCCGGCCTTTTGCGCGGCGTGAATCAGGTCTTCCCGAAGGTTGGACGCTTTCAGGATACGCGTCAGCTTGCGTTCACGCCAGCGGGCTTTTTGCGCGTCCGTCACGCAGTATCGGGGCGGTTTCACTTCTCCGTCCATGATCGCCCTGATTCTGGAAAGCGCGGCGGTGTTCTTGCGAAGCGCAGAGGTAAAAGCGGCAGAGTAGAAGTCATTTATTTGATCTTCCGTTTCCAGCGTCAGTGCGTCAATCTTCCTCTCCGTCTTCCCGTGCCTGATCATCTTCCATCGCCTTTCTCAGCTTTTCCATGTCGCGCTTATCGGCAACGTCCTGCGCGTCCATCCGGTCAAGAATAGCGTCCACTTCGTCAACGGTAATCCAACTGAGTTTCTCAACGGCGGTCTGGCGGTCAATCACGCCTTCACCGTATGCAGACAGAACCATTTCCGTCTGTTCCTTCTGGTTGCTGATGCGGTTTCGCTTGAACTTCGGAATATCATCAATCCCCACCAGAGAAAGCAGCTGGCGAACGAACGTAATGATCTGGTACTCAAAATCATCCGCTTCCTCATCCATCGGCTGGTATGCGGCATCGATATGGTCGTTGGTATCACCCGCCGCCACGGTGTGCACATCCAGATCGCCGAAATCTTCATACAGGCTGTTGCGTATATCGTCCAGGAACGCTTTCCGCGCCTGATACGGAATTTCCTGCGTGTAGGGTGTGACCGGGCTGTTTTCCGTGTCCGCAACGGCAATATGGTTCAGCTTGATACGGTCGCGGAACCTGTTCATATCGGGGTCGGTCATTCCCATGGCATTGCTGATAATCCAATAGATTTCCGCGCAATCCTGCAGGTCATTGGCAAATCCGCTCTGAATCAGGTCGTAAGCATCCAGCTTGTCCCGCATCCCGACCAGCGTGCTTTGCTTCCTGCGGCTTCCGTACAGCGGGATAATGGGAAGGGAACCATAATTGCTTTCGCCTACGATTTCATCCCCATCTGCGGCGGTATAGGCGATTTCCTGCTTGTAC